CTTGGATTACCTACACCCCTAGATCTAATAGACGATGGAGACGACCACGTGATAATAACAACCAAGGAGCTAGCAGAACCAATAGGCCAAGCACTAACCCTGTTTTACAGGATGATAGGCCACAAGCTTACCGTAGAAGGCATAACAACAGAATTCGAAAAGATAACATTTTGCCAAAGTCGCCCGGTAGAGCTGCGCCAAGGATGGGTGATGGCGCAAAATCCAGATAAGGTCCTCGCATCTGCCTTTATGATCCCGCAAAGCTTTATCAAAGACCCCAGTGAGTACATGTCACAAATGTTCACAGGGAGAGCTATACTACATGCGGGAGAGCCGGTTTTAGGTCCATTATTTCAACGTTTAGCTGAGCATTACCCTTGTAGATCGTTTGATTGGAGAACTAACGAATTTAGAACTATATTCCAAGGGCTTAATCTTCGCATAAATCAGCTTGTGGAGGAGGGTTACGATTATTCATGGCATCAAGTCAAAGACTTGAACGACGACATTTCTCATGAAGTTAGAGCTAAGTATTTCCTATCTTGGGGAATAGATGTCGACAAGCAACTTGAATATGAACGTATGGTGATACCCCATCCTCAAGGCCCATATAGGTCACTGGTTTACCATGGTACGCCAATCAAAGTTATCGTGGATACAGTGACAGATACAGGTATTGTACCTGAATATCATTACAAAAGATGGACCCATTGAATGTCAATGCAACATTAACTTCCGGCTCCAAAAGGAGAGCTCCTAAGAACAGGGGCAACAAACAAAACAAAGGCAGAGGCCCTAAAAGAAATAGAGGCCGAAGAGGCCGCAGGCAAAGAGGCGTTAATAAAATTGTAGGCGCCTTCAATAACGTAGCAGGCTCTATGACTACGAATGCAACAAGATCGCTCGCACTGCAGGGAACTGATGTATTATTTCGCAAGACAGACATCAGCACATATGGATCAAATGCAAAGATCGTGGATATTCCTATTCATACAGGATTATTCCCTAGGTTGAGTGCCGTCGCAGCCACTTTTCAGCGCGTTTTCTGGCTGCAATTACAAGTACGAGTGATTATGGAGACACCAACAACAACTGGTGGTGGATATGCCTGCGCCTTTCTAAGGGATGCAACAGACGTAATACCCCCTAATGATGAGGGATATCAAAGATTAATAGCTAACCAACAAGCTAAGGTGGTTAAAATGTGGCAAAACGTATCATTAAACATGCCCAAGCGGACAGATAAGTTTTACACTTCTCAAGATGTAGAAATGAGATGGTGGTCTCCAGCTAGGTTTGTGCTTATGATAGATCATCCAGCGACACAACCAACTAGCATGAGTATCTATGCCACTTGGAGAGTCTCATTCACCGACCCGACACTAGAAGGAAAGTCAGAAACTGAATCTGCATTAATCTTCAGCAGAAGTGTACAAGCCCAAATAACACCCGAAGACGCAAACGGAAATAAACATTTCGTGCTTCAGTCTACTACGACAGCAGGGGCGGGTTGGGATTTGAGTACTTATATTCAAGATGTCACCAAGATTAACAATGAAATAATATATAAATTGCCACATGTCCCATCTACAATAACCTACCACACGTCTACGGGATCAGAACCCGACGCCGAGCATGTAGTTGATTATTGGTATGTCCAACCTGTCAAGATGACAATACCAACATTAGATCCACAAGTTATAACAGCTATGGAATTACTAAAAGCAAACAAAATCTCTTTAGGTGGTGATGCCTTGAACCCCGCAACAACTAGAGGGGATCAAACTTTGGCAATTGAAGGCGATGAGTTAACTCCTGACACCATAGATGTCAATTCAAAAAACATGTACCGGAAGGCTCCTTGGTCAGATTCGGTCCCTGGACCGTCCATTTTCTTGAAAGGATTGCGAGAAGAACCGACCAACTTATTGTTGAAGGATTCCAAGGAGTCGAAGGAGTCATCGTTGCAACAGCAAATGGAATTATTAACAAAATCCATGAATACTTTAGCCAGCTTACAGATACAATCGTTACTGGCACAGAAAACATCATCACCTCAATCCGAAATGCAAATGCCATCCTCCAGCAAGTCATTATCGGAGAGTTTAGAACAACAAGAGAGCAGCAGCAGGCCCAATTTGAGCAATACGAAAGCAATTATAGGGAAAGTGCCTCAATTAATACCGAAAGGTTCGAAGATATCAGAGCTCAGCTCCAAACGATTGGAACACATCTTGAAGGCATTGAAACCGGAGTCAGCGCAATCGACGGAAGAACGAGAGAAGTACTTGAAGTGCTTAAAACACATAGCGAAATTTTACAACAATTGGAATCCACTAGTAGAGAAGGATTCACCAACGTTGTCGACGCTATCAATGGATCAAATTTCATCCGTTCAGGATCCCTCGTATCGATTGATGGTACTGGCGCTGTCGGAATTGCTGCAGGAGAGGTCGCACTTGTATGCGACATTCTTAAGTTATGAAATGCTCGACTATAACATCCCTGACACACCATTCACCCTAAATCTATGTGATCTGGAACAAGATTGTGATGGTTGTAGATATTGTGAAGGCTTCCATATTGATGAAGCCTTGTGCATAAATAGCGACTGCTATAATATGTGCCATGCCGAAAATTGTGCGTGGTATGCAGTAGTTTCCAAACTTCAAAGATCTAAAGAAGTTTGTGATGGTGACTGGCCACTGATATGCGCAGTGGTATATATACAAATGGTTCTCACGGGTAAATCACCAATCCTTGAGTACCTTAGCAGGGCACCGCAAGAGTGATGATCACTTGCGCCCGCTAGAAACCCCAAAAGGGAGGCCGTTGTTGGCTTAAAATAACACGTGGCAGAGCGCCGCCGCGATAAGGGAGAAGACGTTACTACTACACAGTAATAGTCGCCTCAGTAGTCTTTAATTCAGAC